GGGATGGATTTCCATACTGACCGCCAGTTGTGGTGTATATTGAGCAGTTGGCCTGAACCAAACCGTTAATCGGTGAGTTTACTGCCCAAGCGCACGTAGCTGACAGCAAGAACATTAAAGAGGTTAGTTTTTTAATCATGTTATCTCCATTTGTTTAGTCGTCATATTGCGAACGAACCATACTTCTGTGGACGCTGTCTTGACCTAGACTTCTCCAAGCTCTGACGTTGTCGTTAATTTCACCGCCATCTATCTTTAAAGCATCTTCATATACACCACCATCTATATCAAGATTATAATATAATTCAAGTTTCCCGACAGCAGCTATCTGTTGCATCATCTGTAACTGTTGCACAGGATCTGCAATTTTCTCAATGACACCTGCCACAGAAAGTATTTCCTCTACAGTTAGCTCCTCACTTTCTTCCTCTGCCTCAGCCTCTTCAGCCTCAAGCTCCTCTGCCTCTGCCTGTTCATCAAGTTGGATCTGCACCCACTTATTATAATATGGATCTTCTACATTTGGAGAATTAAGCAGATTATTATCTAATAGGTATTGGTACAGTGCATCTTTGAAGTCTGGACATGTTGGATCGCTGAGTGGTGTGTGACAAGGGTCAAACTTATAGTGATATAGTATTGTAACGTCAGACAGTGACCCATCGCCTGTTACCTTTATTTCACCGTTACCAAACAAATTACCTAATGTGGAAGGTACTGCGTCGTAGGTAACTTTAGTACCTCCTGGGATTTTATTCCAATTATCTGTGTACTCGTATATATACTTGTCACTACCTATTTTTTTATTAGTAATTGATACAGTGGAATCTTTTGTGGGATCTTTTGTAAGTGTGTATCTGTGGAATATTCCCTCGACTGTCAAACCAGTTTGACTTGGCAGTAAGTTATTCATTGCCCAAGTGTGCGCCTTGGAAGCTGCGTTCTTTGTATTGCCGTAGATATTCTCAGAGAAGCAAGAGTAAGGCCAAGAAAAGACCACCAATGCCAGCAGCACCTTTAGCGGTGTTCTTGTCATCATCATCCCATTCCTCCTTTTTTCCTGCAACATACCCTGGTACAAGTTGTGGGTTGTTTTCCCACTCAGTCTTAGCTGCATCTCCCACAAGACCGTTGATTGGGCATGGCGTTCCAGAATTTGCCATTGCGAGGTGTATTCTTTTGTCCTGACACATTATTGCAACAGCACTTACCTTGAGACCCATATCGTACATAACCTTGGCGTTCTTGAGTCTTTCACAGTTTAAATCTCGCACTGTCTTACCAGCAGAAATGCCTAGTATCTGTGTCTGAACGGCTCCTGCAACAGAAATATGACACGTATCTGAGTTAGAGGAATTAATACTGGGAGCCATAGCAGAAGGTGGCGGAGACTTAAGTGTTGTCGTAGACGTTAACGTAGAGTCTACCTTAGAATTTGTATCGCTGTTTGTCTCTATACAGTTAGAGTTTGTTGCGCTGTCACAACCTTCTGCAAATGCCATGGGAACTAAAACAATTAAAAACAATAAAGATAAAAGAATTTTTCTCATGTTATTCCTTACTGGCAAACGCTGACCCTGTTAGGATAGCACCAAATGCCAGATGAAACAATCCACCCCCTAAAAGCGTAAAGGGCTCGTGTTGCCCAGTCAGCTTTTTCATTAACTCCATTTGAACCATAGGCTCTGATGTGGCGTTAATAATATCCATGAATTGGGAAATGTCTGGCCTGTTTAACCCCCACCAAACAGGGCAGAATAGGAAGTCATAAAAGCAAATTAACAAATAAAATATAAGCGCCGTCCACCGCCATGTCATGGTGGACTTCTGTTGGGCTGTTAGCTTGCTCATTTAAATACAGGGAGGTGTACACATCGCCTTATCTACACCGTAGAAAATTACAGCAATAAATATTACCAGTGCCAACCCTATCCAGATCCATTTGTTTCTCATTTCTTACTCCAGCTACAAAAAGGCTCTCCCAACTTGAGGGGGCAATCCGCCGTAAAGCCGGTGCATCCGGTTAACAGCACGCTAAAAACAATTACTCTTAGCACTCTAAATAGCTGCCGCCCTTAGTTGCAGCACCCATGCCGCGGGCAGTCCCTCGTGTCATTTTCATAGGTATTTTTGCTTCCGCAGTTTTACCATATGGAATGCGCCCTTGTCCTTTAATATCAGCATATTTTACTGCTGCCGGTGTACTAGGTGGAGGAGCTCCATTTACATTAATTTTGCGATCTTTCATATTAATCTCCTTGTTGTTTAAGTATTTCCCGTTCCATTGCGGAATCAATTCGGGCTTGAGTCTGACGTTCTTGCGCACTTAACCTTTCACCAAACTGGCGATTACGCATCTGCAAGGATTGCGTATCAAGCTGCATTTTTTGTGCATCAATTTGCGCATCGTTCTGTTCAGCCTGTGATTTAATCTCAAGCTCTTTCTCTTTAAGCTGTACCAGTGGATCAGGTCCTTGCTGGCCTTCCCCTGAGATTTGTGCAGATAGTTCTTTAACCTGCTGCATACCCTGCGCAATAAGCTGTGCCGTTAGAGTTTCCATTGCTCTTGTATCTTGCTGCGGATCCATTTCCTGACCCGAAGCACCCATTTGCTCGGCCAACTGTCCGGCTGCTTGCTCTTGGGCTTGTATTTGAATGTGTTGCAAAATATGTTTTTGTAAGATCATTGCAACAGGCGGTAGATTACCTACCATGGGCGATGCACCAAATATCATATGCGCCATAATGTGCGATTGATGATCCTGACCTTTAAATGCTTTTAAATCCAACATCTCTAATGCATTAATGTTTTCTTTGGCAGGGTCCGTGGGCATCGGTTTGCTGTCCGGCAACGCAGTCATTATTCGATCTACATCCATCACGCCTAACGCTTCGTACATATCGCGGTAAACCTCATGCATATTATGTAACTCAGGCGCTGCACCCGCTAACTGTAACTTGGTCTGCGCCAGCAAAATACGCTGAGACTGACTAAATACATTCGGATTAGACACAGGTATTACATCTACCCTTTTATCAAAATCAGATGCCATGATCTTTGCATCGTCGCCCGCAACAGAATAAGGATACTCTTGTGGCAAACTATCGTGCATAACCCGCGCAAGTATCTTAAACTCAAGCCGCATTGCATAATGCAACCGTTTGTGAACCGCAGACATGACCCGTGAGCCCTGTTCCAACATTGCTATTGTTGTACCAACTGCTGCGTTCTCGTTGCCGTCGCCAACTTTCATATCTGTAATAGTTGCAAAGCGCTGGCCAGCATTAACCACAAAACCTAACAAATTAAACAATGTTTGGTCGGGTCCTTTAAAAGGCAGCGGCATAAGACTATCACGGATAGCCCCTCCGGGAGCGTCCACATCTCGGAACTCACCGGGTTGAAGAGGCTCATCATCGTCTCTGATGCGTAGTCCACGGGCTTTGAATCCCGCAGGGAGGTTGGACAACGTACCTGCGTCGATAAGTTGCCTCAGTGCCGCTGTGGCGGTTCGCGACAATCCGCCAATAGTATGGATTAAACCTAGTCCGTAGAAACCAAATCCCGGTAGGAATTTGTAATGTACAAAATATTGTATTTTTTTCTTTTTGTCATCATCTTCACGATAGTTTCTACGAATAGCTAAAACCTCACCATTGTCTTGCGAAATTGTCACAATGTAAGGCACCTTAATACCTGTCGGCTCGTCGTCCTCATCAGTTTCTTCATAACCTTCTAAATCTAAATCAACGTGGCACTCAAGTATGGTGCAGTCGTAATCAATATCATTGGGCTCAAAGCCACCTATCTTATCTAATTCTTGCGTTATTTCTCCCATTTCTTCTTGTGCCGGTATAACATCCACATCCAAATAAAACCCAGATACCTGCTTCTTGCGTAAATCATTCAATGACATACGAACAGATTGCGTAATATTAGGACAACTATCTAAATCTGACGTGTCATACGGTACAACCAAATTTTCTGCCGGTACAAACTTACTAACCGCACGGTCCAGAACTTCATCGTAATATACTTTTTTAAACGTACTGCCCGCTAACGGTAAGTAAAACAACATTTGATCCATGTCTGGCGTGTAATCATCCATAACACTGGTCAAATAATAATTCATAAACTGTTTGACACGCTGGGCCTGTGCCACTTTCTCTATTGTTTCTTCTCCCATAACTTGGGTTTTTACAGGACCACTCGCAGGAAGAAGCTCATTAAAAGCTTGTGCTTGAAACTGCGTTGCAGCCTCGGCCAACAAAGGATGGGTTACGCCCGACGCGCCGCGAAACGGTTGCGTTCGTTCAGAATAAGTAAAGCCTAACAGCTCCAAACCATTAGAATAAGTATCTTCCCACTCCTGACGACTGGCCTTGTTAGAATCATACTCACCCGTTAACTCACTGGAAATACGACCAAGCTCGCGATCCGGCATTTCTTCAGCCAAATTCATGTAAAAATCATCGCTATCGCCGCGCTCGTCACTCGGATCAAAATCAACAATCACCCCACCGTCATCTTCAGGCGTTATCTCAATACCACCCACGTCTTCCGCTTGAATCATTGCCATAACATTATTCTGGCTATCGGGTAACTCTATTTCAATCTCGGCCCGCAGATCGTCTTCATCAATCTGAGAAGGAATACTGCTTACGCTTGAGTCCATTAAAGAACTAGCAAAACCTGTTTTGTCTTCTTCAGCCATTACATTCTATTCCTTAATTGGTTAAATGGGTCCAGTGACACAACCCCACCTTGGTTATATATAGATTCAACCTCAAAACCTGTTGTAGTTTTAGGTTGGTCTATTGCTAAATTTTTAATTAAATAATCTTCTGGATTATATGGATTTGTCGTTGTTCCAGTTACGTCTGTTGGATCCGTTGTTTGGAAAAGAGGCTCTTGCCCACCCTCTGGAGGGCCCCCTTGTCCCGCTGCGTTCATTGCATTTACATATCCTTGAGGATCTCCTTGCGATCCCGACAAACTACCGCTCCGTTGTCCGCGGTATCCTATTGTTGTTCCATCTGTCGCTATTGATTGAGAACCCACTACATTACCGTTTTGGTCTGTAACAGGAGAAAAATGAGAAAAACTTTTAGACTTCGGTCCTGACAAAAGTCCCCCCGGATCAAACAATCCCGGATTGTACGATTTTTTACCAGACAACTGATCTATGGCTGTCTGGTTTTGTAGGTTTGTTAATTTTTTACCAACAAAACTTAACGGCATAAAATCTAATATAGTTTTTGGTTTATTATCATCTACCTTTTTTTGAAAAGCTTCAATGGCATCGGTTTGTTCTTTTTGAACAGCTTCTGCTCTTTGTTTATTTATTTGGTTTTGATTATCTACGTCGGCTTGACTGGGACCTTGATTGTTGGCAGGTGAAAAATCACCGGGACCCGCTGGACCTTGATCACCGCCAGAAAAACCGGGACCTCCGGGTCCATCTTGACCGGGACCAGTTGCTCCGGGGTTGCCTTTACCGCGACCGCCTTCGCCAAAATCACCACCATAATAAAAAGCAGGTATGCCGCCCGGACCGGGTTGACCCGAGCCGCCCATACTCTTTAACATCATCGCTTCTTGTGGATTTATATACGCCAGCATGTGCGGCTGATCGTTAATCGTCGTCTTGCGGGGGATGGAACCAGACGGTCTATTGTTCATAATACTACCTTTTTATTAATAATATAATCGCACTCTAGCAGAGTTCTCTTCAATTTCCCAGTCATCTGTTGGTAATTGTACAAAATTTCCTTGCCTATACCTCATAAGAGCCTGTGTCATGCTATCTACTAAATCATCATTTTCGCCATTTGGAAAGGCCGCAACCTCTTCTATTAACTCATCCGCAAAGACTTTATCCGGTGCCCAGACCATTCCTGCCTCAAATAACGCAGAAACCGCATGAACACGAGAAACCTTGTCATTACCCCTGCTCGGTGTAAAATTTACAACAGGTATCCCTATGTTACGCAATTCATGCGTCAAAGGCAAACCACTCGCCTTCGCCTCTATAATCACTGTGTCGGGGTCCCAAAACTGGTACTCCTCTAATGCTTTCGCCTTTAACTCAGGAAAGTCCCATCTCCCCTTCTTGCTGTCAAGTAAAATTAAATTAGGACCCGCACCATCTACAGGATAAAACACACCCCACGTCGTAATCGCACTATAATCCGCAGTCTCCCGCTTACTAAACGCCGTATCATAACTCTGAATGACATACTCTAAATTAGGAACAACTTCCTTTTCCCACGTCTTCCACCACTCACGGCGAATAATCGCATTCTCCTCGCCCGTAGGATTTTGCTGATACTGCGCGTTCCACTTGCTCGGAGGAATAGACGACTTCACACTAATCAAATCATCCAAACCCCAATACTCAGGCCAACACGGAGTCCCATCCTCAAAAATAGCCGGTAACTCAACAACCTCCCACTGATCCGCTAACGGATCTTTGGCCATCGCACGAAGCAGTTGACCCGTCATATCCTTCTCCGACCACCGCGTTTGTACCAAAACTATACTACCACCCGGCTGAAGACGCTGTCGGGGGCCCCCAGTGTACCAATCCCAAGCATCATCAAAACCCGCACTCGACATCGCCGTCTGCTCCGAATGTGGATCATCAATAATAACTAAATCACCACCACGACCCGCTAAGTTAGATCCAACACCAACAGCATAATACATCCCGCCAGAACTCGTGTCCCACCGGCCCGACGCCTTACTGTCCGCCGCCAACCTAACATCCGGAAAAATCTCCTTGTACTCATCCGAATCCAAAAGGTTCTTGGTCTTCCGGCCAAAACTCACAGCCAACTCAGTCGTGTGCGTCGCCTGAATGATCTTCATCGATGGCCGACGGCCCATCATCCACGCAGGAAACAAAAAGGATGCAAACTCACTCTTCGTGTGCCGCGGAGCCATGTTGATAATCAATCTCTTTAGTTCGCCGCTCGCGACCCGGTCAAGCTTATCCGCAATGATTTTATGATGCCGTCCAGCGATGAACTCGGGCCAGACCGTACGCACAAAAGTTAAAAAATCTTTTTGGCAAGCTTCGTTCTTCTCCAACTGAGCGAGCCTCAACTGAAGCTTCAAAGACTTATCTTCGTATATCAAATCTTGCGTACCAACCATCAGGGGCCCCTGTAAAAAATATGCGATTATATGCCCCTTTATAAGACAGTTAATCGCGAAATGAAATATCTAATAAATATTTGAGAGAAACATGGCCCTAGCCTCCGCAGGGAAAGTCCCTGATCGCGGTCGAAAATTCATGATTTTTGGTCTTTTTTTCGTGATTTTTAACCTTAATTCGAGAAGGGACCCAACAAAAACCATGGACAACGGACCATTCAACGTAGGCCATGAGCCGCGTTTTAAGCACCAGTGAGCGCGGTTAACGGTTCTAGGTATATTAGAACGTTTTAAGCTTTGATCGCGGTTCTGAGTGATTTGATAACGGTTTAAGGTTCGGCCAGGAGCATTTTTCGGACTGCTTGCCACGGTCTAAAGACAAGGGATCACGCAACACTGGCCAAGGATTAGGGTTGGTGGTTTTAACTGCCTGTAACTTTGAGCCACCAGCCAAGGGCGGCGGCGGGTTTGTTTCACTGTTAAACTGGTAACTAATTTAAACCAATTAGTAGGCATAAAAAAAACCCCAATGAAGGGGCTTTAAAATCGCTTATGTAATTAAATGTTATTCGTCGCTAAGTTTAATCTGGCCTTGGATATATGCGCCGCTCAATTCTTCCCTGATAATGTCGCGGATATTATCTAACGGGTTTGGCGCGTCTAGATCTTCTGGATCGTTCAAACCGCAAATGTCGCGGATTGTTTCGGCATAATCGTTTAAGTCAATGTTGTCTAAAACATCCCGTCGGATTACATCCAAATGATTATCAATTTCAAAATCGTCGACGGCTTCCCTTGCGGCCTCTTCCGCGATGTCCCGCACTTCATATTCTTCTATGAACCCGAACGTATCGATTACGGGGTCAAAGATCTCTTTCAAAGAATCGGTTGTTTTTTGGGCGCGCTTTTCGAAATGCTTTAAACTTT